ACAATGAAAAAAAGAAAATCCCAAATGGGTAAGAAAAAATGCTCTATGCCATGTACAAAGAACGGTGGCAAGATGAAGTGTAAATGTTATTAATATTTGAATTATGCCTTTAAAATTATTTTCAATAATTAGAAAAAAAGTCACAAAATACGATGAGCTTCTTGATAATGACCTTAAAACATTAGCTGATGCTATTGATAATATTCCATTAGGAGGAGTAAAATCCGTATCCGGTGGGAATGTTTATAGTATTTCTGAAATAAACAATACAGATCCTTCTAACCCCGTTCTTCAAATTAATGGAGTTAAGTATTCTAACGTTCTTTTTGTAGATGAAATCAATACTTCTCCAACGCCTAATTTGAATCGATTCGATCAACCGTTCGATATTTTTGGTGCTTTAGTTACGGCAAACGCATTAACTCCTACGGCAACAAACAGAACATTGGTTTATGTTCGTAGGGGAGAATACAACAATGTGGCTATTGTTTTGAAAAATTTTACAGATTGGTATTGTGAACCAGGAGTTGTGTTCAACAATTCTGTTGTCTATGATAACGTACAATCCGTTGATTCTAGATTTTTAGGTAAAGCAAGTTTTACAGGAACAGGATTTAATAACTGGATACTACGTCTTCAAGGGGCGTCAACAAAAGCAGTGTTTGAATTTGATGAAATAAACTGCACACGAGGAGCATTTGAAACAGGTAATGGTGCATCTGCTGTAATCAGCGGTAGAAAAGTTTATTCTGAATCAACCGTAGTTGCAGCCGGCTCAACATTTAGAGGTTCTGGAAATGTAACATTGAATATTTCTGAAGAATTTAAGTCTGTACATCAAACAATATTGTTCAAGTCATTGTCAGGTAAAGTTGTTGTAAACTGTCCTAAACTAGCAATTGGAACAGGAAACTATTTTGGAGGAAATTTCAAACAAATAATCCAATGTGCTGAAAACAATGCAGGTGGTACCTGTATCATAAATGGAAATCTTGTTAATGAAGATGCAGGAGGATATCCGGGTGGTATTTCTGGAATTATCGGAAGATACTTAAGTGATAATATGACTGTTATTGTTAATGGTAATATTACTGCTGGAGACTACTGGGCTATATACGGACTTGGAGCAAGTGCAGGATCAAGAACAATTGTCAATGGTGACGCCATTACAAATCATTTAATTACTTATACACAAAATGCATCAACTGTAGTTTTTAGAAACGGAACCTTAATAAATACACAAACATACGCAGGAGCTGTAGGGTTTCCTGTAATTAGTATAGGTACAGGAAGTTCAGTATGGGTTGAAAACTGTCATATGTATAGTGGTGGAACTGGTGATGTTAACAATTCAGCATTTCATAAGTATTCAAATGCTGCAAATCTTAATGTATACAATACAGTATATTCAGGAGCTGATGCAACAGGTGTATTTATTTACAATGGTGGTGCATTGCCAGTAAACAACGCAAGAATTCACAATTGTAGATCAACAAAACCTTTGGATGTTAATGTTGTTGATCTTCTTTCACCTACAGGATTCATTCAAGATCCTAATATTGTAGCACTTAATTTTATATAACATGAGCTTTATAGTAACAATGGGCAACAGTGCTCCAGCAACAACAGAAGCAGTTTTTGGAAATACAGATGATTTTAAACAGTTTTATCTAAATCTAGATCAAGCAACACCTGATCAGCAAAAAATATGTGCTGATTTCTTTGCTTTAGTAGGTGGACATTCTGGAATAAACATTTTAAACTCACAACACAATTTTGAAGATTGTAATTATGTTGTTGTAAGTGGAGTAGATACAGAAGTTGTAGAGGTTGATTACTCTTCTTTGACTGCAACCAAAAAAGGAAAGATAAACGCTTTTGCTAACTTGCTAAAGGATTTAGCGCAATAATATCACTTATGAAAATGGCCGGAAAAGCAGTTATGAATGTAATTTCTTCAGATCCTGGAGATGGGATTAAAACATTTTTTAAAAATCAAAAGCGTAAAAAAATGCTTCTTGATCAAGGTCAAGGAAAATATGCCGCCCCATTAAGATATGCTGTCCGTCAAACGACTAAAAATGTTAAAAATAAAATTAAAGATTTTATTTCAGATGTAAAATCAATTGGAGATGCTAGACAGGCTAAATTAGATGCAGGAGGTAAAAGACCTGGAAGAAATAGTTCTGTCGGTGTATGTGATAAAGGTGGTAAATGTCAAAATTAAAACGCTATGAAAAATTTAAAAAACATGAAGATGTCCCAAGCTATGGGAAAAGGACCGGGAGATCCTGAGCCGCCAACAAAAAAAGGAATTGGCAAAGGCAAAGGAAATCTTCAAATTGGAATTGCTTCAGTAATAGCCGGAGGGATAGGTGCTTTAGCCGCAGCAATTGCTAAACGTAAAAAGAAGAAAGAGGCTGAGAGAAAGAAGATGGTCGAGCAAGACATCAAAGAAGAGATGGAAGAAAAAGAAGAATATTAATCAAAATCAATATAATCATGATGAAACCTAAAAAAGGCGGCCTACAAGATAAGCTGAATGCCGCAATGGAAAGAATGAACGCAGGAAGACAGGCAAAACTTACTGCTAAATCAGAAGTAGCTGCTAATCAAGGAAACATGAAGAAGGCTGCCAAACTTGAAATGAGATCTAAAAAAGTAGCTCTTCGTAGCGAAAAGCGTCAAGCAATTTCTGATGCTAAAAAAGCAATGACTCCAATGAGTGAGTCAAGAAAATTTGATGTGCAACGCATAGACAGAATGATTCCGCCTCCTGTTGATATTAATTTTCAATCTAACGAGATGAGAAACATGAAAAACGACCTTAACATGTATAAATCTAAAAACAAATAATACACAAAACCAATGAGTTTTGATTTATTTCAAGACAATATTGGTACAAAGGGCATAGATACATCTGAGTGGAAGCCTAATCACCCTGAGTTTGAATATCCAAAAATCTTTGTTGATTGGGTAGATTCAATAAACTCGGGATGGCAGAACAAGATTAAGTACTTGCCTTTTGACCTATATTGCGAACAAGCTAAGCAATGGCTATTAGACGAGTCTCAAATAACAGACTACGACAACGAAGAAGATCAGATAGGATGGCTTCTACGAGAAATAGAAAGGTGTAAAGACAACACCTTATATTTTTGCAACAAATACGGATTTATCAAAGAAGACCGGTCTCCAAATGGTATGCTTAAATACCAAGCGTGGGATGCTCAACGTGTACTTCTATTTCTTTTTGATTGTGGGTATTCCATGATGATTGGAAAAGCTCGTCAGATTGGATTTACTACAACCATGTGTCTTGCAGGAATGAAGCGTGTGAACTTGAATAAATCATACTTTATCAAGTTTGTAACGCACTCTAAAGAAAAAGGTGTAGAGATATTCCGAGATAAGGTAAAGTGGACATACACAAAGATTCCTGATTACATTGCCCAAGAAGTAAAAAACTGGACTGATCAAATCATGAACTTCGACAAGAAAGGAGAAAGAAAAGGACGTGATGAAGGTGGTGGCTCAAGATTCCAGGTAGATAGCCCTGCTATAGACTCTATCAATGGTGGTTCTCCATCTGCTGTATTCGTGGATGAGATTGGATTGTTTGATATATTCGGTGAGATGATGCGTGAAGGTCGTCCTGCATTATTCAAGTATAACCCTGAGACAGGAAAAATGAATATGCAACAGCAGTTTATTGCTTGGGGAACGGGTGGAGAAATGGATAAGGGTGGATCTGTGTTTGAGTCAGAGTTTAAGATGTGTTTAAAACAATGGAAAGAAAAAAATTATGAGTATGGAATCATACCTTTATTCTTCAACGCTTATGCAAGAAGAGGAGTTGACGACAAGCACATTCAAAACGAGCGAAAGGCATACTTGGCCCTTGAAGGAACAAAGAAAGGTGAGATTGCCAAAGTTCAGTTTCACCAACACTACCCAATTACAATCGATGACATGTTCATCCGTAAGTCACGAACATTATGGCCTATACATTCATGCAACAAAAGGCTGAATGATATTTACGGAAAAGATATTCCTATTGAGTATGGTTATTTTGAGCCAATAATGGATTATAACAGCCCTACGCCTGATTTGATAACAGAATATAGGATTGTAGGAGCTAAATGGATTCAGACAGCTACTAGAGAGGATGTTTCAACAACATCAGTGATCATACATCATCCCCCTGTAGGAGAAGCATGGAAAAACAGATGGTATCAAGGTACTGACCCTATTAACTCTGAAACAGGTCACTCCATGATGTGTAGTGCTATATGGGATTCTCTTACAAATAGTGTTTCATCTGTTGTATTTCACAGAGATAAAAAGTTTAAGTACACATATCTTCAGGTTCTACTTCAATCGTTATATTACGATCAAGTAAATAGGGGTGGCGTGAAAGAGCTTATAGAAAACAATATTGGGGATATGCATTTAGATTTTCAAGAAACGCTTGGTTTTAAATCAAAATTTACTGCTAACACTCAATTACCTGAATACTTCCATACGCATGGAGGTAAATGGTTTGGAATATCTAATAAAGCAAATACAGCTCCACGTATCATCGCTAAGCTAGAAGAAATGCTTGATGGTTATTCAGAACAAATTGATGTACCATGGTTTTGGGAGCAAATGAAAACATTTGTTGAAAAAGACCTTAAATCACAGACAAGCCATAGACAAACAAGGTATCAAGCAGCCGATCCAAGATATGATTATGATGATAGCATATTTGCTATTGCTTTTGCATACATAAACGCTATCTCTCACGCAAGATATGAACCGGAGAATGTTAGAGGAGAGACTTCAGAGAAAAATGTCGTAGTAAGATATGTCCAATCAAGAGAAACAGGATTTAGAATGAAGCGAGCAAGGGTAGATAAAGTAACAGGGAAGATTGTGAAAATCCTGGATTAGTACCAAAGTTTTAGTTGCTTAAAAACAACTTTGTCTTTTGAAAATCCTATTTCCTTATGGTGCCACACGTTTCCATCTTTTCTTTCAATCTTGCAGATGTACGTGTTTAGTATATCATAGAATAGTTTTAACTCTTTTTTATTCATCTTCTTGTTTGACAAAAATCTGTAATGTGGGTTATCATCATCCTGTCCTTTGTTTGGATTATACCAATAAAGCCAATATTCAGGTACTTTCCTATCGTATTCAAATGCTGTTGTTAGGTATGATTTAACGACAAAGTGTTGGGTCTTATTTTCTAAGATTTGCTTAAGCTTGTTGCTTGAGTATGTTGATGAGGTACTCACTAATCAGCCTGTTGAATCTCAAAAAGCTCATCAAGAAGATTCTCTACAGCTTTCTCAGCTTCTTTTGTATCGTCTTCCTTGTACGGCCTAAACCTATTAGCAGCAAGAAATTTGTAAGGTGAATCTTCAGGAAGTGCTATCTCTTCTAGCTTATATCCTATTGACATGTTTTGTCTACGCATAAACTGAGCGTCAATTACTGTGTACACCTCTCCCTTTTTTATCCAGGCACACTGACCAAGATCAGATGGCTTGAATCTATCGTTAACGCAAATAACTTTAAATGGCTCCATAATCATATACTAAAAAACCCTACCCTTTCAGCGTGCGGGCATACTCGGGTAAGGTTTTAAAACTTTAACACAAATAACAAAGCAATGTTCCGCACAACATTATGGCAAATGTAAAAAAAAATAAATACAAAACAAATTCTTAAAAATTATTTTAGTAAATCCTATTTAACATAATGTTTATGAAAAAAAGAAAAAGAAAAAAAGAAAAAAAAGAAAAGAAGCAAAAGAAAAAAAAGAAAAAAAGAAAAAGAAATGATATATAAAAGGATTTTGTGAAAATTTTTTTATTTCAAAATAAATTATATTTGCAAAAGCTATGCACGGTGCATGGTTTTTTGTTAAACCACACAGATGGAAACATCGGTGTATAAAAATTATTTACGATGGCTATTTCTTATAAACTGCCTAGAATTGAAAATATCGATAGAGTATCGGTATTAGAAACTCCACTTGCGACAGACACTGCTCTAGCTTCAGGTGTTTTGACTATTCTTGATGAGAATGGTAATGTTGCTATTGAAGTGAAGGCTTGTGACCTTCTTTCTTTTAGCTATGCTGCTTACAGCGCAGGTGTTCCTAATGAGCAAGAAGTTGACTTGTCAGGTGTTAGTATGGTTGCTAATAACAACTACACACTTACAGTTTACGCTCCTTACGTAACTAACTTCTTCGCAGGAGGACAAGAAACAGGAGCTATTTTCCAAACTCGTACTTACGTAGTTGGAGTAGATGCTACACCTACTGTAGATGAGCTTGGTGCTTTGTTCGAAGCTCGTATTGCTGCTGATGTAAATGCATTCTTTACTGCTTCTTACGCTCTTGGTGGTATTCTTACGATCACAGCTCTTTCTGCTGAGGCAGGTCAAATGCAAATCACTGCTCCTGTAGGTTCTGTTATTTCAACAACTGTTGCATGGGTTGAGCCTACAGGTTCTTCTGCTGAAGTTCTTGGGTATGTAAACAACGCTTCTTTGGTTGTTGCTGGTGCTCAGTATGATCGTTTCATCATCCGTTACCGTAAGTTCATCCGTCACAATGCTGTTACAGGAAATCAAGTTGTTAGACCAATTAACTCTCTTGTTTACTTGAACATTGCTGATGGTGGTACTGCTGCTGCTGTGACATTGCTTACAGACATCCTTTCTGGAGCTTACACTCCTGTAGCTGACTATTTGGGTGCACCTCAGGTGTAATTAAAAATGCTATATTTGTGGGGTAGGGGTCTTTGGCCTCTACCCTTATTTTAAGATATGGCAGAAGAAAAAGAAGTTGAGGTAGTTCTTTTTAATCTTGAAGGCGAAGGTGATTTAAGGATTGAATATCCTGAGTTAGCTGAAACGGAAGAGTTCAAAGATTTAAGAGTAAAAGAAGTAAGACTCTGTTGGTTGATAGGAAATAGAACATCTCCTATTTACAAGATGAGCAAAAAGGAGCGAGTCTTTAAAGCCCTGGAAATTGTATATGGAAAATACTATGACAGGAATAAAGATTTGCAAGGGATTATCAACGGAGACATCCCTGAGAACATAAAAAATGGAATTCGTAAAATGGAGCTTTACAACCCCGAGTACCGGTTGAAAGCAAAATTGATGAGTCAGTATATGTTTGAAATCTTGAATGACATGATATTGTTGGATGCTACAACACTTGCAACAATGGATATTGACGAGAAGAAAAAATATACAGACCTTGTGGTCAAAATCCATTCAGAATTACCTGATATGGTAAAAAGGTTAGAGACTTCTTATGGCGTTAAAACCATTGAGAGGAAAAGCAAAAAACAAGTTATGGTTGGTATTAATGATGTATTAAAGTAATATGAGTTTCACCTTTCAATCAGGTCAAATTAGACCTAATAGGCTTACAGCTAAAAAAGATAAATCTTATCATAGAGATTATGCAAAGTGGTGTCTTTCAGCTATGAGTAACTTTCTTTACAGGAAATACATCAATAAATGTTTAGTAAATTGGTCTTTTTATAAAGGAGGGGACAATCAGTGGATATTTGATGAAGATATTGAAGCATTCTTCCTTGATGAATCAGGAGACGTAAGAAACAGGCTTAAGTGGACAAAAAACGTTATTAAGCCAATGGTTCAGCAATATGTAGGTAATGCGATTAGGCTTTCTTATGATGCAAAGGCAAAATGTATATCTGATTTTGTAATAAACAAAAGAGAAGAGGATAAGAATAAACTTTTGGCTATGCAAGACCTAGCTGAAACATGGCCGTTTTTTAAAGGTATCATAAAAGATAATTTTCCTATTCAAGATACTGCTTTTGAAACAGCAGAATATTTTGACAACACATTTGTTCAAGACTATGAGGAAACAATAAACAATTTGATTGAATTCATTGCTGAGGAGATAAACATTGATGAGTTAAAAGTTCAGATAACAAGAAACCTTGCATTAAGTGGATTGGGAATCTACAAGGGGTATGAGGCTAATGACAATTACGTTGCAGAAGCTGTTAACCCTTTGTTTTTTGGTTGGGATATGTCAGCTAGAAAGCCAGACCTTTCTGATTCTGAGTACATGTATGAGTGGTACTACATGGATGTTCCTACATTATTTGAAAGGTACCCTAGTTTAACTCCAGATGAAAGAACTTCTATTGAAAATTACAGCATCAATAAAAATAATCAAATACATAAAATAATAAACGGTATATATACTCAAGCAGCAGATAAAATACCTGTATACGAAACATATTGGAAAGACGTTGAGAAAAGAGAATATGGATGGGTAATAGATGAGTATGGATATCCTTATTATACAATGATAAATGATCCTGAATCTAAATACACAGATAAAGACCTTGTCGAACCGGCTACAGATAAGCATAAGGAAGAGATGGGCAAAAAGAAAAAGCATACCATCTTTGTAGATGTACTTCGTTACGCAATAATAATACCTCAAGGAGAGATAGGTGGAGTAAGTGGAGATATTGTTCTTGAATATGGAATAGCACCTTACCATGAAAGAAATCTATATGATCCTTCAAATGTTAAGTTTCCATATAAGTGTTACACATGGGTTTATGATAGAGGAGAGGTTCTCACACCTTTAGATGATGTTATTGATCCTCAGAGATTCTTGAATAGAACGCTTTCTGTTGTTGAATCTCATTTGTCAAGCATGAGAGGAACGGGTACTGTTATTTCAAAATCAGCAGTTGACGATAGAGATGGTGAAGCAGATATCAATAGAAATATCAATGCTTCAAAACCAATATTTGTAGATACTGACCGAGTTGGTTCAGTACAGAACGCCATAGGAACTTACGGGACCAATATTGGTGCAGGAACACTTCAGATGTTCCAGGTTATTCAGCAGGTTCAACAGAGTATACAAGATGTTACCGGAGTGAATGAGGCTATGACAGGAACACAGGGAGGAAGCGATATGTTGGTTGGAGTTATTGAGGCTCAAATTCAGAGGGGTTCTTTAGTTCAAGAACCTTTCTATTGGGCTTTAACATCCATATTGAAACAAGCATATGAGCATATGGCAACTGTTGGTAAGGCAGTTTACTTTGACAATCCTAGAAGACTTGCTATGATGGTAGGCGACAAAGGATTCAAAGACATAAGTATTACAGAGGATAATATGATGCAGGACTATCGTGTATTCATAAACAGGTCAGAGTCAAAAGAACAAGGAATTGCAAATGGCAATCAACTATTATTTACGTTGCTTCAGGCAGGTCTTATTGACCAACAAATATTTTCCAATTTATTTAATAGAGCAAATCCTGATTTGATAGCTCAATCTATTAGACAATTTGCTAAAGATAAAGCTCAAGCTCAAAACATGGCTCAGAAGCAACAGGTTGAGAATGAATCTCAGGAAAGAATGGATATGTCAGATCAACAGGATCAAATGGCTATGATGATGCAGTATCAGCAACAGCAACAGCAGAACCAAGAAGACATGAAGCATCAGCAAGAGATGGAAAAAATAGCACTTAAAGAAGGCTCTAAAACAGAAAGAGATATACTTAAAAACACAGGTATACAATAAATTATTATTTTTGAACAAAATAAATTAAAATGAGCGACAGTATCTTTGACAAGGAGATCGAAGGAGCTATTGAAGATTTAAGCGGAACACCTTCTTCCTCAGGGGAGGAGATGACTGCTGAGATGCAAGAACAACTTCGACAAATTGAATCTCTAGCCCAAATGGACCCGGGATTCGCAAACTCGCAAGAGTACAAAGACTTGATGGCTGCACTAGAAAATAGTAGCCCTCAAGCATCTTCAGATGAAGAAGAAGAAGATTATGAAGAGGAGGAAGACGAAGAAGAAGATGATGAAGAAGATGATGACATCTTTGGAATCATGAAAAGTCCTAAGAAGCAAAAAGAGGTTAAAGTGCCTTTTGAAGCTACAAAGGAAATGATCGGATTCTTGAATAGTCATTATGGCGTTAATGATGTAAACAAGTTTTTTTCTTCGGTAGACGCATGGAGAAATCAAGCTCAAGAGGGCTCTGAGGTCAGAAAAGATTTTGAAGCACTTTCTGCTGACCTACAGGCTATGCCTCCTGAGATTAAGATGGCAGTTCAGTTGTGGGCAAATGGTGAAGACCATATGTCTGCTTTTGAAATGCACAACAGACTGGACTTTTCGGCAGACTTTGGAGAGCAAGGTGTCGAGAACTTGGTTCAGCATTATTTGCCCGATGAGTACGAAGACATCGTATTGGACTATGAAAATGGTAAGATTGATGATGAAGACTTTGAGGATAAAATGATTTTGTTGGCGAAATCAACAAAACGAATGTTTGCCGAAGACAAAAAAGCGTTAGATGAAGAACGTGAGCAGTTTCATAATCGTCAGAAGAACGAGTTTCAAGTGATGAAAAAGAGTGCTTTGCTTTCCGTGGAAAATCTAAGTAAGGCTTACCCTAGCTTCAGTAAGTCCGAAATCTCTAAGATTAGGAACATCTTGGTTGAGGGGAAGGTAGATAATTTGTTTGTGAATGCCGATGGTTCGTATAACGATGATGCTGCAGAGCTAGTCGCTTACGCAATGTATGGCAAGAAAATGTTGGAGTCTGTTAAGAAAATTGCTGAACGCAAGGGGGAAAGTAAGGTTAACCAAAAATTAGTTGACTCAAGCCCGAAATCAATCAAGAAGAACAAATCTGCTGGCGGCAGCCAACAAGGTGTTTCGATGGACATGATTGGTCACTTGAGTGGAGTATTTAAAGGGGATCCTTACGCATAATTAAAAACCGCAATTTTTTTCAACTATGGCGTTATATAATGACCAATCTACAAGGTTTAGCAATCTAAACCTGAACTCCGTAGGATCGGAGTACGCAGCGTTGTACGGGCATGACATTTCATTGCTAGTACAAAAGTTAACAAACCGTGCAATCTTTGATGCGTCACCGCAGCAGTTCATGGATTTGAAATTGTTGAACATGGTTCCTGCTAAGCAAGTGAACTCTGATGAATACTTCTATCAGGAGATGGGGTATCAGCGTGAGCCACTTGTTGCTACAGCAGCAGCCGCTTCAGTTTCTTTCCCTACTACTCAGGTGATCTCTGTTGCATCTGTTAACAACATCTCAACAAACACAATCATTTCTTACCCTAACGGTCAGAAAGGTAATGTGGTATCTGTTGATAGCTCTTTGTTGACAATCACAGTTTCTCCTTACAACGGGGATACTCTTCCTGCAGTTAACACTGATGATGTGCTTGCTAACGTATCTACTGTTGATTACGATGGTTCTGAAGGTTTTGCTCAGTACTTCCGTGCTTCAACAATCGAGCGTTCAAACTACATTCAGCTTTTCAATAAGGCTATCCGTTACTCTGAGGTAGAACTTCACAAGTTGAAAAACATGGCTACCACTTCCAACTTCTTGGAAATGGAGAAAAACGCTATGTTTAATCAGCACCGTATTGACATCTCCAATGCATTTTGGACAGGTCAAAAAGGTGAAATCCCTACACAAAACGGAACTCCTGCTAAAACTACAGGTGGTGTATTTACATCAATGCTAGAGGCAGGATCTCCTAACGCTCTTGCTACTCAGGCTACTTTGGTTGCTGCATTCGAAGATATGGTATTGTCTTCTGAATATGGTCAATATGGAGCTGCTCGTATGGCTTACATGACTCCACGAGTTCATCGTGCTCTTTCTTTGGCTTACAAAGAAGAACTTACTCGATATGCTCCAAATGATGAGATCGCTCTTCTTAATTTGAAAGAAGTTAATCTTGGTTCTTCTCGTATCGTTCTTGTACCTTACAAGAGATTTGAAGACCGTGCTTCTTTCCCTGGTTCATTCGAAAACCGAATCGTAATCTTGGATATGAAGAACATCACTCGTACACAGTTATGGGGTGAGCGTTCCGGAGACACTCTGAAGTTGGAGGATGGAATTCCTAAGCGTTATGGTGACATGTGGGTAGACTGCAACATGGGTGTTGAGTTCTACAACCCACTAGCTTGTGCTTGGATTGACGTACAACCTTAATCATCAATATAGAATAAACGGGAGAGGGCTTCGGCTCTCTCCTTTTTAAAATAAAAAACAATGGCAGTAAAAAAGAAAACAACAGAAGACTTGAATCTTGACAATACTCAGGATACAAGCAACGTATTTGAAATGGACGATACGACTACTCAAGAAGTAGAAGAAACAACTATTGAAACAAAAGACATTGAAGCAAGAGAAGAGTCTCTACCTCTTTCATTAGTCCAAAAGATGATGAAGGAAATGGAGGACAAGTTTATGAATCAAATCAATAAACTTACATCTGCTGTCAGAACTACTAATGAATACAGTGATGACGAATACATTAATGACCTTCAAGATGATTGGTTAGAAATACCTGTAGTATTTTTTGCTTTTTCATTCAATTTTTCTATTCATGGAGATAAGAAAAGAGGCATGGAGGATGAGCCACCTGGAGGTCCTGTAAGATTTGTTCCACTTATCAGAACAAAAAAGAAAGGTCAAAAAGGAATTCAAGTAATATCTGTTTCTTCAGTTAAGATTAATTCTAAAGGTTTAGTTGATTATTTACGCAGTCATAGCCAATTTGGAATTGCTTTCTATGAAAATATGGAATCAGCAATGAATATTGACGCTACGTGGGCACAGAAAATGGTTGAAGCACAACAGTCTATTTCTAGGCTTTCTGACATGCAAGTTATTGCAAGAGCAAAGCAGGAAGGAATATCTGTTACTCAAAGTCCTGAAGGAATGAGAAAACAGCTTGTTGAGAAACACGCAAGAGAATCTATAGACAGACAAGAGAAGATGCTTTACGGCTCAATTAGGTCTTCTGTAGTTGATAAGCAAGGAAGAAGCATAATTGAAAAAACGATAGGCTAATATGATTTCTGTTCAAGAGTTAAGAGATTCAATGCTACACGCATTAGATGCGGAGAATTCAGATCACTATAGAGATGATTTAGATATTATCCCTTCAATTAATGTTGCCGTTAAGTGGCTTACTAGTGTTGTTAATGCTGCTATTGGACAGAATAAAATTGGCGAAGAATTTTTTAGGGAAATTTCATATGCGGGGGTTTTTATGTCAAATAACAACTCCCGTGTATCCCTAAATGTTTTTCCATCTGAAGTATGGAGTATTTTGGCGATATACGTTGATCCTGAAACAGAGATTGACACATCTATTCCTGCTCCTGCTACTCCAGACCCAAAACAAAGCTATTACATGAGTAACCTTATTCATGTGTCGTCAGATTTATCTTGTAAAAGGCTTACATTAGAGCAATGGGCAACTAATTTAGATAATCCATTTGAGCATGGATATGGTGGACCTGAAATTTGTGATGACCTTAAGTGGTATGCATATCTTAACCCTATAAATTATAGTGTTTCAGGGGCATCTACAAAATTGCAGCATGTCGAAATAAGACCTAAATCACCTAACAGGTTAGTTACTGTTTTTTGGGCTAAGAAACCGACAGTTGTAACATCTCTTTCAGATGATATAGATTTTCCTAGCAGTGTATACGATTTACTTTTTAATAAGGCATTGAACTATATCTCTTATAAGCAAGGTGATCAAACTAATCTTTATGGCGTTACTAACGCTGATATTCAAACATTAATAAACGTGTTGTGATATGACTTATAGATATGTAGTATACGACCTTCAGAGAAATTTTAATGCTGCTTTTGATGATGCTGATTTTACCTTTAATCAAATACTTTATTGGGTTCAGGTAATATCAAACAAGCTTCGTGTTCAGCAGAACAATATAACAAACTCGGATTTATTTACGTCTACCTATTCATCTATTCCTGTTCAGATTGATGACAAGGGAAGGCCATACATTGATCTTCCTACTCAAATAATGGATCTACCAAACAATGGTGGTATAGTGTATATAACATATAACATTGAAACTTGTAAATGTTCCGGACCTATATTTTCTCAAAAATGGTTTCAGGGTGTTGACCTTGGAAAGGTTCAGAATTTATACCTTGATGAATATACAAAACCAAATGCTAGTAACCCATACTATTATAGGATTGGAGATAAGGTAAATGGTATTAGTGTAAATAGAATTTATTTTTTAGGATTAGAATGCATTAATATAGAGGATGTTGAAATTGCTATTAAGTCTAGTCTTAATCCAACTACCACTTGTAATATTGATGATGACATTCCGCTTCCTGATGAACTTATTGCTGACGTTATGATGCAGGTTCTTCAGTTGGGTAGATACGTTATGATGATGCCTGAAGAGAGCACAAATGACGGAGCTGATGATGCTCAAGTTGATTATAAATCTCTTTATTATGGTTCTAGGGCTGCTAATTTATCTGGACTTACGGATACTGACATAACATAATAAATAATATATCATGACTGCAAATGACTTTGTATCTGTAGATCACTTATTGGCTGAAATAACTGCCACTGTAAATGATGCTCAATTTAAAAATGGCTTTAGCAAGGGGTGGTATGTGTCAAGGATTCAAGATGCTATTCAAGAGCTTTCATTTGATACGTTTTGGATGAAGGTTCAAGAAGAATATGAGCTACCTCAGAATTGTCAGATACCAATGCCTAAAAACGTATTTAACATAAGGGAGATTTATCTTTATTCGGGAGAGTTTTGCAATCCTAAGAATACACAGGTTGTTTATTGGAAAAGACTTTTTAATAATACTTATACCGGTGATGGATATACAGCAAAGGTAAAAGACGATGGAAGTAACTCTTCCGACATTTATCAGCCTAATCAACGTATCACTTCTAGGAACCTTCAAGGGTTTTATGGTCCTAAGTTTTATTACAATGTAATGAATGGACTTATCATGTTCAGTAAGGAATGTACTTCATTTCCTTATGTACGCATAATATTTAATGGCATGGGGGTTGAGATTGGGGATACTCCTATTATACCAAGATTTTTTGAGAGAGCAATTAACGATTACGTTGAAGAGAAATACTACAATGCTATGAAGTCCCGTGATCCTAAGATGTACAGGCCTCTTTGGACAGACTCATATCAAAAACTAAATGATCTTGTTAATGGTTCTTGGAACAAAGCAAGGAAACGTGTTAAGTCTATGGATTCAAAAGAGAAGGAATCTATGGAAGAGTATATCAGCTCAATGTATCATAAGTAATGTCAAGTGCTAAAAAATCGAATCCTGGTCTTTGGAAGAGAATAGTTGCTTCTGTTAAGGCAGGAACCAAAGGTGGAAATGCAGGTCAGTGGTCGGCACGTAAAGCTCAGTTGGCTGTTCAGAGGTACAAGAAAGCAGGTGGAGGATATAAAGGTGCAAAAGAATCAAGCAACAGCTTATCCAAGT